TTGAGCAAGAAATGCTTGCTATAGCAGATGCAGGATTTAGTGTTGAAGCTACAGTCGGTGCTTTTGATGAACTAAGAAAGGGAGGCGCAAGTTTAGCTGCCGAGTTAGATTCACTGGCTTCAGAAGATAGTCTTTTCTTTACCCAAGCATTTGAAACTGCTTCTACCTTACAAGCACAACTTAGAGCAGAAGAAGCAAAAGGTCAAAAAGCAGACTTAGATTATATTGAAGGAAAAAAAGCAGCTTTAGCAAGTCTTGCTTCAGAGGTTTTAGGTGAGATTAAAGAGGGCGAATTAGCCGCACTATCGGCAGCTAGAAACATAGAACAATTTGTTCTTGAAAAAAGAATAGAAGTTTTAAAAAATGCGGAAAAGCTGCAAAAGGTAGAAAAAAGTATAACAAGTGAGCTACGTAAACAAGCAGATATTCAAACTAAAATCAATAACCTAGAAAAGTTTGGTACGGAACAGGCCCCAAATAAAACACTACAGCTAGAGCAAGAATTAGATGCTGCTAGAGAAAAGGCTCGTATAGAATCGGCAGGTCTTGAAGCACGGCAAGCAGTTATAGACGCAGAATACATGTTAGAGCGGTACAAACTTCGTGCTCAACAACGAAATCTACGTAGTACAGAAGCTGCGCAGCTACAAGGTGTGCAAACTTTATCTGATACTGGAGAACAAATAGGAGTAAGTGCTTTTCAAGTTGCTTTAAGTGCTTCTAGACAAAAAGAACCTATTACTACTAAAGAACAGCTACAAGACTATCTAAGTAGCGTAGGCGTGATTTTTCCGGCAGAAACAATGAATTCTCTTTTAGACCTTGTAGATGCTACCCGCACATATAATACTCTTTTAGACCAAGGAGAAGCAATTAATGCTCGTACAAGAGCTGATACAGAAGCAAAAATAAATACTCTTAATGCAGAGGTAGATCTTAGACAAGCGCTAATACAGGCTTTAAATTCAGAGTATAATATCAGTCAGCTACGAAACGCACAATTAAAAGCAGAAGCTGACTTTAATAAAAGCTTAAACGATCAACTTCGAGCCCAAAGAGATTTAAGACTTAGTATTTCTAGAACTAGGGAAGATACTGCTCTAGTAGCAGCAGGTTTGCCTTCTTCAGAAAGAACTGCTCTTCAAAGACAGCAAGTAGATTTAGAAAACAAGCTAGGAGGCCTGGTTACTAAACGAGTAGAACAAAGTAGTCAAATGGAAGCTCAAGCAAGAGACCTTTACAGAAATTTACAGGTGCAAGAAACACTGCTTAATGACACCACTCTTTCAGAAGAAGCTAGAAATGAGGCCCTGAGAGAAAGAGATAGACTTTCAACAGCAATTTCTAGGTTAGTAGAAACAGACTTACAAAATGCAAATATTTATAATCTATCTCTAGAGGAAACAAAAGCACTATTAGACAAAATACTTGCACAACAAGAAGCTATAACACTAGAGGGAAGACTGCAAGCAGCCCAAAGAGAAGCCCAAGCAGGTACTCAAATAGCAGCAGCAGGCTTTGGAATGAGTATTGCAGGAGGAGGAGATACATTTGCGGGACTAGTCCGACAGGAAGCAACAGATAGTGAAAGATCCGTGGCAGAAGTATTAGCAGACCCAGGTACAGTATCTCAGATAAAGAAAACAACTCTAGCAATCAGAGAAAATCAAATTGTATCAGAAGGACTTGCAAATATTGCAGGAACCATTGCTTCAGGTATGACTGAAGCATTTACAGCAATGATTGAGGGCTCTAAAAGCGCTGGTGAAGCTTTTGCAGCTATGGCAAAAGCTATACTACAACAAATTATGCAAATTATTGTTCAGCTTCTTGTTGTCAAAGCACTACAAGCTGCTGGAATACCAATACCTGGGGCAGGTGGCGGTATAATTGCTACTGAAGTTGGTGCTGGTGGCGGTATGATTAAAAAATATGCTAATGGTGGTATTGTAGGACCTAGAGATGGTCTTGCTGGTATAGTGTCTACACCAACTTATCTAGTAGGTGAAGGCCGTATGAATGAAGCTGTAGTTCCACTACCTAATGGACGTGCTATTCCAGTACAAATGCATGGTGGAACTAATAACCAACAAAATAATGTTTCCGTTAATATTACTATGGACGGCTCTGGAACCTCACAGACACAAAGCAGTGGTAAAGACTTACAAAACCTTGGTGCTCTAGTTGCAACTGCGGTACAAAAAGAGCTAGTTGCGCAAAAGATGCCTGGAGGAATTCTTAATAAGTATGGAGCAGCATAATGGCAGCCTATTTTGTAATACCTAATAGCTTTACAGGAACTGGGGATGTTTCTGTTTCTTTAGACAATAATTTTACTATTACTCGACAGAAGAAAGAAAGAATTTCTGAGTTTGGAGATAACTATTTCTCATCCGTACCGCTAGGGCCAGGTATACGTATCTTACAATGCAGTCTTTCTAATAGGCCTACGTCAGAAGTAGACTTAGTTGAATCGTATTTTAATAGTTTGGCCGGAGGTTTAGTAAATGGTTTATTAATTGATGGCACTAGTATTAATGCGGTTGTAGAAAAATTTAATAAAAACTATCTAAATGGAGAAGTTTACTCCCTGGGGTTCAGTTTAAGAGAGGTTAAAAGATAATGCACTTTACTATTCCAGACTCTTTTACAGGTAACGGTGCCTTGCAGATAGATATTGATAGAAAACCAACCTTAGAAAGTGAAATAAATTTAATTCAGTTTCAAGAAGCTATGGGATACCCACTAGAGCAATCTAGAGCAGACGGTATAAACACTACTAAATCTACTACGCAATTTACAATAAATAATACTCTTGCTACTACAGCTAAAACTATAGACTTATATCTTGAGTCTTTAACAGGCCCTATAACAGTAGTTTTTCCAGATGGAAATAAAGAGGTATTTATAACAGATTGGTCTGTTAGAAGGATACATGCAAATTATTCTAGTGTTTCTATTAAAGGAAGGATTGTAACATGAGTGACGTAGTAGCTGATATTAATAAGCTAAATGTAGACTCAGACATTGTAGAATTATATATGCTCCAGGTAGGCTCTGGATACGTTTATTTTACTCCTTATCATTCTTCTATAGTATTTAGAGACTATGAGTCTCCCTACACAGAAAGAACATATGTTAGTCTGCCACTAAATTTTACTGGGTTTGAGCACAAATCAGATGGAGCATATGCGCGACCAAGAGTTACTTTTGCAAATGTATTAAATACTTTTGAAAACTCTATTGTTAGTAATGATGATCTTATTGGTAATAAAGTAATTAGACGGAAAACTCTACTAAAGTATACTGGAACAGGCGGTTCTGGTGCTCCTACTGAGTTTCCTAAACAGGTATTTCTTATAGATAGGATAGAAGCAGCAAACGCACAACTAGTAACTTTTGAACTTTCAACACCTTTTGATCTTGCAGGAGTTACAGTACCTAATAGGTATGCAATACCTAATACTTGCACTTGGCGCTATCAAGGGGCTTCTACAATATCTGCAGTAAGTAATGGAGTTGGTGGCTGTACTTGGAGCAACAATAACAATGGTGTTGCTGCTTATTTTGACCGCAACAATAATTTGCTTATAGATTCTACACACGTACAATCTACTGCACATACAGGAGGCTCTTATACAAAAGACCTAGTATATAAGGTTCAAAGTACAGGAACTAGAAATAATCCGGATGGAACTACTACAAGTAGCAACATTTTTAACTTGTGGCAGCCTTATGCAACCGGAACAGGTGCTTTAGGGAGCTCGGTTGCCAGACGCGTTAGACAGTACACTACGTATAGTGCAGGAACTACGTACTATACTTTTACAGAGGGCGAGCTTTATAATGACTTAGTTTACTACAACGATCAGATTTGGGTTTGTAGAAAGTCTCACTCAGATACTCAAACTCCTACTGTAACATCTATTTATTGGCAACGAGCAGATGAGTGTGGCAAAAAACTTTCTAGTTGTATTGCTAGATTTAGGTCTACCCCTTCTTCCGCAAACGCTAGTGTGCCGTCTGTAGATGAATCACCACATGTACCTTTTTCAGAAACAGGAATTTTACCTTATGGCGGTTTCCCAACTTCAAGAAAATTTAGATAAGCAGATAGTAACTTCTTTTACCCCTGGAATAGAATCTTGTGGTTTTATTGTGGTAAGCAAGGGAAAAGCAAAGTACGTACCGTCAGAAAACAAATCTGCTACACCTGAAGACTCTTTTGTAATTGATCCAAAGCTATATGCTTACTACTCGTTACACACTGACATACTTTATATTGTACATACTCATCCTGATAATTGTGTTCCCAGTGAGCATGACTTAAGTGCTTGTAATGCATTAGGCATACCGTACGTAATCTATAATGAACAAACTCTTAAACATAGTATTACTTACCCTAAGAACTACAGATTTCTTTTAGGAAGAGAGTATGTTTTTGGAGAAAAAGATTGCTTTGAGGCTGCAAGAGATTGGTACACAATGCACGGTATTTATGCTCCCAAAAGAAGTCAGCATTGGAAAGATGACTGGTGGCTAGAAGGCTACGACTATATAAAAGAAGAAGTTAAAAACTGGCCTTTTAAAAAAGTAAATGACCTACAATATGGAGACCTTCTTACTTTTAGTATTGGTCATGATAAAGAAAACCATTTAGCGGTATACTTAGATAAAGATCAGATGTACCACCATGCGGTTAATAGATTGTCCTGCCGGGAGAATATGTACCCTTTTTGGGGTAAAAACTTAAGGAATATTTATAGATATGAAAAAGGTAATATTACAAGGGCATCTTGGAGATAAGTATGGCTCTGAATGGAATATGAAAGCTGATACATTTGGAGAAGTTTTTGGTTGTATAGATGCAAACTATCCTGGATTTCGTCAAGACTTAATTGATATGGCAGAAGCAGGAGGAGACATTGATATAAGTGTTGCGGGTGTAGATATTGATGTAGAAGAAATGTTTTACCCTATATCTAATGAAGATGTTATTATAATTACCCCTATACCAACAGGGGCTAAGTCTGGTGGGGCAAAAATACTTGCAGCAGTTGCACTAGTAGCTATAGCATTTATCGCTGCTCCTGTAGCAGCAACTTTTGCAGCAGGTACTTTTGGCTGGACAATGGCTGCACTACTAACAACTTTTGCAATCGCTTCTAGTCTTGCTCTAGCAGGATTGGAACAAATTATGAGTCCTGATCCTTCGGTTGATACGGATGAGAGAGATTACCTATTTACGCAAGCAGAAAATAATATACTAAGAGGTACCTCTGTTCCAGTTTTGCTTGGTGAGATGGTTGTAGGTGGTATAGTTATTAGTAATGCAATTAAGTCTGGAACATTTAGTAGCCAAGCAGGAAATGGACACAGCACACATGGATCTGTTGGAGGTACGGGGTCTAGTTCTGGTATAGGAGCGGAAGACGGTCAAGTTGCCATAGTTCCTGGAGGCTGGGAGGGAGATATTGCTGATCTGCACGTTTCTCTTATTGAAGGTAATGGAGGTTATACTATGACGCAGAACATAGTAGAGCAATTAATAGAAATAGAAAGAATTACCGGGTCTCCTTTTGTACCAGCAAATATTAGTCCAGGAAGCGGTATGCCAGAAGGAATTATGCCAGGGCAAACAAGTGGTGGAGATCTCTTTGAAACTCTTTCACAACAACTTAGTATGGAGCAAGAAGGCACCGATTTATTTAAACGAAGTATAAATATAAATTTGGGGGGATAATGGCCAGTAATATTAACTTAAATAGTACCTCTGTTGGTATGGTAATGGATCTGATAAGTGAAGGGCCTATTAGATTAAAAAATGGCCTAAATTCTATATTTTTAAATGGAACACCCATATCAAATAAAGATGCAAAAGAGCAAGGTTTAACGTACAATGGTGCTCCTGTTTTTGCGAATAGTGATGGAACAGAGGTAGAGGCTTTTAGAGTAGTTGGTTCTTACTCTGATGGCAAACCGTATCCAGTTTTACTTATAGGCGCTGCTGCTAAATCTACTGTTTCTGCTTCTGTGGGTGATACAACCATTACAACAGATACAAGTTTCTTTCAAAGTAGTTGGGTAGGTTTTAGTCCTTCTGTGCAGGAAGTTCTACCTAAATTAAGAATTGAGGCGGGTAGAGCAGATGGAACCGTAAGCGTTCATTATATTGTATCGTATACAAGCGCTACACAAGCTGAAATATCTCCTGCGATACAAAAAGATCTTACTAGTGCAAATATATACTTTGATCTAAGCACCACAGGTGTTGCAAGCCTTGGGGCAGTAACAAATGCAACCATACGGACCCAAAAAGTTACTTTTGCGCTTGAAGATACAATACCCAGAACCGATTTATATAATGACTTAACGACAGGTACTTATTCAGACTGGACAAGTATTGAATCTTTAATCATGACGTCTTCTGATATGAATGATACTTTAAGAGTTGGTACTGGTCTAAACTTTTCTTCTGTTAAGGCAAATTTTAGAGAAGGAGCACAACTTCAAGACCCTGTTAAACTTTCTAATTTTTCATCAGGTACAACAACCACTATAGCTCCTGGGGTAGAGCTTCAGCAAGTAACTAGTATTGAAGATGAGTCTGGTACTACCCTGACCATTCATAATACAAGAAAAAAGAAAAATAAAGAAAATACAAACCTTGGAAATGTAAAACCAGATACAGGAGCAGGAGCTACTATATTAGATGCTACAACTGGAACAAATGGTTTTAATTTGTCTAATCCAGGAGCTGTTGACTCTATTGACCTAACAATTAATTTTCCTTCCGGTCTATATGCACAAAAAGCAAATGCGGATGGGGACATAAGAGATAATGGTGTATGTTTTAGAATTGTTTTAAAACATAAAACATCTAATGAAGCAACGTATAGAAGAAAACTTTTGCTTGGCCCAAAACTAACAGATATTTCTCCAATGACAAGTTTAATGGCTAGAGCCGTAGGACTAGGAGACGAAAATCATAGGTATACAGGAAGCGGTTTATTTTTTGCGGAAGATACAGACCCAGGGTCCATAGATATACACTTAGACTTAAAACCTTTTCAACCTTTCGACCATTGGCAGATAGAAATTAGCAAGGTTACTCCGGACTCTTTTACTTACGATAGTGATAAGTGGTCTACATTTGGCACAACAATTCTTGCTACTGCAAGCGCAAATATTGAAGATAAGTTTAGATATCCTTATTCTGCTTATGCTGCTATTGAATTTGGGTCTAATGAGTTCCAGGGAAAGTTTCCAGAAAGAAAGTACCACTGTCTTGGTGTAGAGTGTTCGGTCCCAACTAACTATGTGACTAGAGAAGAAGCTATTGATGGTGTAGCAGCTTATACTAGAAGTATTATTACTGGTGCTGTAGGAAGTAGCTACGTTCCTTGGGATGGTTCTTTTAGAAGAGCTTATACAAATAATCCTGTTTGGTGTTTAAGAGAAGTACTACTAAATAAACGTTGGGGCCTTGGAGAATGGATGACAGCTTCAGAAATAAACGATTACTCTTTATATTCTCTAGCAAGATATTGTGATGAACTTGTTCCTGATGGAAAAGGAGGCTTAGAACCTCGATTTACTTGTGGTGTATATCTGACACAACCTACAGAAGCATACAAGGTTATAAAAGATTTTTGTAGCATAATGCTAGCTTTACCATATTGGGTAGATGGACAACTAATACTAGAAGGGGATAGGCCATCAGAGCCTGTCTACACGTTTACGAAAGGCAATATTATTGATGGAGTCTTTTCCTATGAAGGAACAGGAAACAGAACTAGAATTAATCAAGTAGCGGTTACTTTTAATGATAAAGATAACTTTTATGAGCAAGCTGTAGAACTAATTGATGATATAGAAAACATAATTGCTACTAATAGGTTAAATACTTCAGAAGTTGTAGCCTTTGGGGCTACTTCTAGAAGTCAAGCTATCAGATACGGTAAATGGAAACTTTTAACTTCTAAACTACAAAAAGAAATTATTAACTTCAAAACAGCAGAAAATGCTTCTTATATTAAGCCAGGCAGTGTAATATTAGTACAAGATGCCGATAAAGAAAGGGTTAGACAATCTGGAAGAACTAGAGCAGATAGCACAGGTACTACTATAAATCTTGATGATACAGTAACGTTAACTTCTCCTTATACGTATGATTTACACCTTATAGTGCCTGGGTCTGTAACTTACTTACTACAAGAGTCTGCAACTATAAGTATTGGAGGAACTCCTACTGCATTTAGCTATGGAGATATTATTACGGGAGTTACTACAGAAGAAAGTGCCGAAGTACTAGTAGATACTAGCGGTAATCCTGTCGAGGTTCAGTTTTCTCCCGATGTTCATATAGAGACACGTACAGTTACTTCTACAGGAACCACAAATTCACCAGTAGTTTCTTCTGCTTTTAGTGTTTCAATTCCAAAAGATTCTGTATGGGCTTTGACAGTAAAAGATGGCGATGATATAGTTGAAGGTAGTCCAAAAGAATACAAAGTGCTGGCCGTAAGTGAGGAGTCTCCAGGAGTTTATGGTATTACTGCAGCAGAGCACTTTAATAGTAAATTTGATCTAATTGATGAAGATTACCTATCAGAAGCGCCAGATTATCAACCAAGAGACAGTAGTATACCTCCTGTTACAGAACTTACGGGCAACGCAATTCTTATTCCCCAAGGAGATGGTTTTACTAATAATAGTGCTTTTTCTAGGGACATAAAATTAAGTTGGGTAAGCCCTGATAGCAACCCCGGAGGTCTTCCTGGGGATAAAAATTACGACTCGATTATAGTATACTCTTTAGATGAGTCTTTTTCTCCTGTAACCTTACCCGATACGGCTACTAGTGTCAAGTACAATAATGTAGGAGTAGGTACTTATAGCTTTGGAATTCAAGCTAAAAGTTCTGTAGGACCTGCCTCAAAAATGGCTGAAATTACTGTAACAGTAGATGATACCTTAGAGACTCCTGGTATAGATTCTATTGTAAATATGCCTGTTGGCGGTACCTTTAATCGACCATTAATTATTTCCGGCAGTAATTTAACTGCTCCAAGTAATTATACTTTTACGTCCCCTAAGGGCAAAGAAACTACTGTAGGGAGTTAAATGAGCTATACTTCACTTTCCCTTTCTAATCTTGCTTCAGGAGAAACTGGCTATATTGCTTTTGATGCAGATTCTGGCTTTAAAGTTCTTTTAGAAGTAACTTTAAATGGTAATAGCTACTTTAAAGATATTACCACAGGAACATCTTCAAATCTAACAACAGTAGCCTCTACAGTAATAGCAAATGGTTCCTACGTTAGAGATATATCTAGTACCGGATCTTCTGATAGTACAGGTAATTTTTCTTCTCTTGCAGATCAAGTAGGAGCTTCTATTAAAGTTGGAGATATTTGGCTACGAATAACAAAATTTATAAATAACTCTCTTATAGCTGTTGATAAAACTGTTTCATTAAATAAAGTAACAGCAGGTTTTACAGTAGCAAGTCCTTCGATAATAAGCACAACTTTGCCGCATGGGTTTAGTGTAGATGATGAGATTGCTTTTTTGGCTACTGGAGCACTTCCTACAGGAATTAGCGAAAAAGTTAGATACTATGTAGGAACGGTTCCTTCTACCACTACCTTTACAGTATCTACTACTGCAAGTAATGGAACTCCTGTTGCTGTTACTGCAAGTTCTCCTATAGAAAACCACGCAATAGTTTCTGTGAATAGTTTGCTTATTCCTGCATATGTACCAGATAAATATGCAGACTCTATTATAGCAAAAGTTACAAACAATGCGGGCACTTATGAACTAGAGCCTTATTATAGTGTTTCACAAAGTAATGATACTCCACTAACATTAGTAAGTAGTCTACCTGCTTCTGGAAATTATGTTGGTGAAGCAGTACTGTTAACAACAACAAATACTATATATACTTGGACGGGTTCTGCATGGGATGAGTCAGCAGGATTAAGTGTTACAACTGTAAATGCTTATCAGCGATCTACTACACTGCCATCGACCCCAACGGGCGGCTCTTTTAACTTTTCAACAAATACTTTAACACCTCCTACGGGCTGGTCAGCTTCTGTACCTAGTGGTACTGATCCAATATATGTTGTTTCTAGTGGCGCCTCTGTAACGGGTACTTCGGGCACTGATAGTTCTTTAGACTGGACAACTCCTATTATTTTGGCACAAGATGGTGTTGATGGAGTTGATGGTGCTACTGGTCCTGCAGGTGCTGATGGTGCTGATGGTCCTACTGGTCCTGCAGGTACAAATGGAACTGATGGCGATGACGGTAAACAAGTAGCATCTGGACAAGTTTATTACCAGCTATCTTCTGCTTCTGCCCCAAGTACGCCAAGCGCAACATCTTATACTTTTGCAACAGGTGCTTTTAGTGGGCTTACTACTAATTGGAGCACATCTCCTCCAACCTTTGAAGCAGGAAATTCAAACAAATATTGGTTCTCTACTTTTACAGTACAAGAAACAACAGCAGGAGGAGGAACAGGAACTCCTAGCTTTACAGCATCTTCTCAAGGCTTTGGTTTTAGCGGTCTTGTTACTTTTAGTGGCACAGAACTTACAGATGGTACATCCACCTACAACCCTGCTAGTGTAATTAATAATAATGTAACTACTGTAAATGGTGGGAAAATTACAACTAACAGTATTACAGCTAATACTTTAACTCTTGGAAATACCACTGGAAACGATAGGATGAAGCTGTATGATGATGGTATAGATATTTATAGTGGTGGAGTACTACGTGTTCGTATTGGTAACTTATCACCAACAGGGAGAAGCTAATGGCATATGGAGTACAAGTTTTTAGTTCATCAGGAGATACTTGGCTAGATACTTCTACATTTACAGGAAAAATACTTGGTCAGACAACCATTACTGGAGGAACAAATGGCAACACAGGAACTGTATCAGACTTTGCCTTAGGTACTCCTTTTTATTTTTGTATACCAACAACAACAACAGCAGGATATAGCCCTGTACTTAGTATAGCATCTAATATTTTAAGCTGGGATTGGGGCGGTAGATCTGGATACGATCACTTTTTATTTTATGGAGTATTTTAATGTCATATGGTATAGAAATTGATAACTCTTCTGGCGTTCTACAGATAGATGAAACTCATTTAAATTTAGGATTAGTTTCTAGTGGAAC